ATTTCATCAAGCTTATCATCAAAACTTTTACCAAACTTTAATGCTAACTCGTACTGTGGCGCAATCTTAGCTGTGTAAGTTTTCATTACTGTAATTGGATTCTGCTCAATAAAATCAACAACCAATTTGTTTGGTATATCTACTTCACGATGACGAAAGTGTTTTGATCTGCCATAGCCATAAGATGCAACTGACTCTGCTGTAACATCATCAATGCCAAGAATCTTATCAATAGTATCGTTTACTCTTTTTGCAACAGCCTCAGGGCTAGAAGATGTGCGTACTTGTGACCACTTGTTATCTTTCATTACATAAACATATGGATTGTTTTGATACCATGTTCTAAGTATTTCAAACAATTCAGCACGATTAGCTTCTATATGTTTTTTATTCCAATAACGCGGATGAAACTTTTCTTCGTTTGCTGGCATTAAGCGTTGATTTTTCATAGACTCAACTTGCAAGTCAGCATTTTCTTTTTCGCTTTTTGCTTTAGAAACCATTTTTCTATTATGTGCTAACCGTCTATCTTCTAACTCAGTTCTATTAGGTTTGTTTTTAAGACCATCAACTATTGATTGACGCTGTGCTATTTCACCATCAAGGATCATAGACCTATTTTTGTAATGGCTTACACTGCCTATAAGACCAGTAGATGAAAGACGTTTTTCCCATTCTTCATAGTAGTTATCTAACAGCTTCATAGCTTTTGATGCGGCTTCTGACTTTGGTGCTTCACCCTTCATCCGCATGACATTAACTTCTGTAATAAAGTCAAAGAAATTTGCTGATTTCTTTTCACGCTTTACTTTTTTAATTACACCTTCAACAGTTTCTTTGGCATTGTAATCAAGTATGGTTTGTCTGCCTTTGCCATACTCTTTGCCATAGATGTTACGCAACTCATCATACACTTGAACCCACTCACCATCGCGCATAGCGGCCTTCTGATACACAGAAGGTCCAACTCTAAAGCCTTTTGTGTGTAGATTTAGAAGTATGCCGCTATCACCAGCAATATCTAAGGCAAACTTTTTAGCTTCGTCAGTTATTTTTGAATTTTGCAACTGTCTTTTCATTGGTGTTGTTACAAACTGGTAAGCCCAGCTATCAGTCCACAAGTTTTTAGGCAAAGAATAGGGCTGATCTATCTTTTTAATTTCAGCTTCATCTAATGATCTCGCGGCTTTTTCAGCAGAAAATAAATTAAACTGATCTTGTCTGGCATTGAGTTGTTTCTGTGCAACATTAAGGCTTTCAGTAGCTTCATCTAAAGATGCCTTTGTCGTTTTCATATCGTCTGGTGTTACAGCTTTGTCATACTCTGCTTTACGCGCAGTAACAGTTTCTAATATGTCATCTACATTCTTTTGCATTGTTGCTATAACTCTAGGATCGTTATCTACAACAACATCAATCTCGTAGTTTTCTACCTGAGACAGTGGGCGATCAGGCGTAGGCTTAACATAGTTTGTGTTAATGTCTGGTGTATGTGCTATTTCTCTTTCACCTAACGCCTGTTTAGTGGCTACAAAAGCATTGGCTCGTCTAGTAGAGGGCACAGATATAGCACTGCTTATTAAGCCGCCAGCTACAAAAGCTGAACCAATATTTAATGCAATTTCTGTTTTTGTGCCAACAGGATCAAACGGCGCACGAATTGTTTCTAATCCTGTTTGTAAAGCTCCAACAGATGCACCGCCTCTTAGGAAAGCCCTACCCAAGCCAATGCCAGCACCACCAAAGGGTAATGCAACAAGGTTAATAGGATCAGCAAGGCCAGCAAAAAAGTGCTGACCAAAAGTTGCCTTGCTAAGTATGTCACGCCGTTGAATGTTTTCATCAATCGCACGTTTAAGTTCGACCATATGTTCTGCATTTTTGGCATCCATTAAATCATCACGATATGCTTCATAGCCGCCAATATCTTCTAATGCTAAATAGCTTTCATCTTCTTCACCGCGAAACTTAATAGCATTGCTTATAGACTCAATAATCGGATCATATGTGTAGCCAACAGATGCACCAACAACCTCAAAGTAACTAGGATCGTCCCTTTCAAGTTGTGTCTGTGCGCCTCTGTATAACAAAGAGTTATGTGAAAACGGATCTAGTACAGGCATTATCTAGCAACACCTCTCTTAATGTCATCAAGATACACATAAAGAAAATCTGTAACGGTCCTTCCTTTGTCATCTACATAGGTATATGTAAACGGCTTAAGTCCACCATCTTTATCTAAAACCACAGCCATGTATTGAACATTTTCTGCTACTGTTCCCGAGTACCGCATAGGCTGTAATTGTAATCTTGTTTTACCTTTTACAGTTTGTATATCTTCTGTACCAATTTCTTCTTCAATTACATTTTGATAAGTATCCCTTGGCATAAGTTGTTCTCTAGCTAAAGCTTTATATGACAATCCAAATCGTGCATCTTTGATCCCAAGATCTGCAACTACTTTGTTTAAGTAATTTACTGCTGGCAAAACATTATCACCAAAAACACCTGACAATGCTTGCCTAGATTTACCTACTGGACCAAATGCAGGATCGATAACTACGCCCTGTGTATCGTGATAATGTTGCTCATAATAGCGAGTCATATCACTAATAATTGTATCTTTATCTTTATTGCCAGAAGCAATTTTGTATTTTAGATAAGAGTTCATTTCTAAAAAAACATTTGCATTGTTGGTTCCAACAATACCTTGAAGAAGCCCCTCTAAAGTTTCACCCTCATCAAGCACTTTTTTTACTTTTTCTTGATATTTACTTTCGTTGTTTACTGCATCTGATAATGTAGCCGCAATCTTTGGAAAGTCATTGATGCCATTTTCTGACATGCTTGCCGCATAAAGAGTTTCTTCAAATGCACTAAATTCCTCTGCTGACAAAACATTTTGCCAAAGGTTTTTTTCTTGCGTTGAGCCTTTAACTCTAACACTAGAAAACATTCCAAAGTAACTAACAGCTAAATTAATTCTAGCTGGATCATCAACCATTCCAGAAATAGCACTTTTAACAATACCAACAGGAGTGCTTGGAATTACACCACCACTTGCTAAAACTTTAGGTTTCCATTGTTCTTGTGTGTTTATTGCATCTGCTGTCAGAAAGAAAGAAGATGGTCGTCCATTTAAAATAATTTCTTCCATTTCATTTTGATGACTTTTTGTTGTTGGGCTTCCTATACTATTTATGAAACTTTCTCGTATATTTTGTTTAGATGCAGACAAAGAATTTTGATTTATAACAGCCCTTTTAGCTGTTACAATAGCCTGTGTATCAGCACCAATAGAATCTCTATCAACATCAAACTCAGCGTTTTTAATTATAAAGTCAGCTATGGCTTGTACATCATCAGGAAGATCAACTTTTAAATCTCCTTCGTTATCAATGTAATCACGAAAATCTGTAGCTTCTTCTAAGTCAGTTACACCATTAACATCTTTAATTAGACGATCAAATAAAAGCTGTCTTGTTCTTTTCTTTGCTGTTGTTGTATCAATGTCAGATTCTAGCTTCTGAGCTATGCTATCTAACTTACCAAACCAAGCATTTAATGTGTCCTGTGCCGCAAAAAGATCACTGCTTTTTATATGCTTATCTAAAGTATCATTAACTTTTTGCGCCTCAGGTTTAATGCCAAGCTTTAACTGTACTTTTTCATCATCCTCTTTTTGCTTTTCTTCCTGATCAATATCGGTTTGACGCATCCTTTCATCTGCTTCTGATTGCCCTAAATTAGCTTGGATTCCTCGCAAATCAGTATTAATTGCGTCAAAATGAGTATTAAAATCTTCATTGCTCATCAATTCAGACGCAACATCTTGTAAAGATTCGGGCAAAGTAGAAATATTTTCTACATTTCCTGTTTGCAAAACTATTTGTAAATCATTTATATCGCCAGATTCTAGATCTTCATTATCTAAAATAATTTGATTTATGCGTCTTGTTGCGCCTCTAGCCTTTGCAAGACTAACAGTTCGCCTTAATTTTTTTGCTTCTGCATTACTAATAAACTGAACATCACCATCAACATTTTTTTCTATTAATTCTTCAGCTAAAAAAGAAGCGTTACGAGCATCTTCTAAAGATTTAGAATCGCCTAAACCAATTAAAGATTCTATTTTATTGGCAAGATCGTTTACATCTAGTTCAATTTGCTGTCTATTTTCTTCATGCTGTTTTTGACTCTGTTTGCTCATTAAGTTAAGAGAATTGGAAGCCAGCATTGCGCTTCCAATATTTTCAATAATGTTTGCAAACTTAGGCACTGCCGTACCCTTTGCGTTTTCAATATAAGTTCCGAAGTCTGTCTTAAACTTAGCCACCCCATTGGAATCATTTTGATAAAGAATTGCTAATCGTTGCGCTTCTGCACTAAAATCTTGTTCAGTTTGCGATACGTAACGGCGTTCAATAATATCTTGATACGCTGTTCTTGCCTCAACTCCAAAGCCAGACGGAATGTTAAACGCTTCTGGCTCACCAGTAATAGGATCAATAGTTCTAATGTTGGCGGCAGATGCGGCCTGTGCTGTTTCTATACCTTTTTCTCTTGCTTCACGCTTTAACTCATTAAAAGATGACTCAATCATAGTATCAGCTAGGCGACCGACACTTGCCCACTGCTCAGACAATCCTGTATCAGAGCGAATAACACCGATTGGCTTTGTTATGTTTTGTCTTTGTTGCCTAATAACCGCCATGATTCACCTATTTATAAATATGATAACGATAAATGCCAGATGCTAATGAACTAGCCGCGTTAAGATAAGATGTTCTTATTGCAGTCTGACCTTTGAATGATTCCATTTGCCCAAGGGTTCTGCTTTGTGATGCTTCTTGTAATGCACCAGACTCGATAGCAGAGATGTCGGAAAAAGCTATTTCTTTTTGCCTGTTCATAAATGATCTCAAAGACATGTCTGACGTATCTCTATTAAGAAACGCTTGGAAAGATTGGTTAGCAGACTCAGCAGTTCTATATTGTTGCGTCCTAATATTAGCCCTTTCAAGACCAGCAATTTCTTGTTGCATAGCCTGTTGCTTGTATTGATCTCTATTAAATGCCGCTTCACGTTTAAGAGCCTTGCCTTGTTGCAAACTTGAAAGCATTGAAAGGCCAGTAGCGGCAATCTGAATACCTAGTGGAATAGCCATTAGAACGATACCTCTGCTATAATACCATTAACTTGCAATGATAATGGTGCTGTTTGTTTAATTGTAACTACTGGATCTTTGCTATAACCCAATAATCTAAATTCTTCTTTGCCAGTAACAGGCGTTCTTGAAAGACTAAAATCATCTGTTACCTGACGAATAACTAGATTCTTATCATTAATCGACACAGACAAGGTATCTAATAGATCTACCACTACCCTGTTAACAGAGCGAGGTTCGCCTGTGAGTGGCCCTCCCGCTATCTGAGCATCAATCGGTAGTGTTTGTGCCTCAACATTAAAGTCATAGCCAATTTCAGCATTTGTTATTTCTTGTATAGCAGACACATCTACATTGCCACTAGCAACAGTAAACTCGCCAAGGTAATCAGTATCATTAACAACCTTTACCTTTGCTCCATTAGCAAAGTGACTAGACACATCAAATACACCAGCAGTGCCAACAAACTTATCAGAGAAGTCCATATTCATAGCAGAGTTAAACTCCATAAGAATAAACTTCTCAGTGCCAGCACCTAGATCAAATCTGCCTACACAGAACACTCTATCATCTACTGTGCAAACAGAATCAAATCTTCCATTAGTAGTCCACTGCGACCACCCTGCACGTTGTTCTGCTCTGTTAGATGTAAAGACAGCTATTGTGCCATCAAGGTTTAATACAAAAGCATATGACTCAGGACGGTTAATAGCTCCTCTAAGGATGCACATTTGTACAGGCGAGTTAATTAAATGCGGTGATAAAACAGATATACCAGTGGCTACATAAGCCGCTTCTGAATCTGAAAATATGTACTCGCGTACAACAGATCCATTTTTTTGCACATATATTGTTGCACCATCAAATGACTCTGGACGTACAAAGTTACTGCCATATGGCGTCTGTCTGCGTATCTGTGCGTTTGTTGGCGTGATAGCCTTCTCAGTAAATGAAGGTATGTACATTTCTGATGTCGTTGTAAATATCTGTAGATCACGATTAGAGGTTAAATGGCGTATAGTATTAATCTCACCAATAGCCGCAGTCAGATCAATAGCATCGCCATCTTCACCATCACCTACATCGAAGTCAAAGTATGATGCTGGTTTGCTAGCCCATATACCATCAGGTTGTGCAACAGTACCAGCTAGCCACAATCTGTTTTCGTGTAGCGTTACAGCCGCAGGAAAGCCGCGTAGTGTGCTATATGATTGCTCACCCCATTCTGTAGTGGTGGCATGTGTTTTAATTTTAGGTGAACCGCCACCAATAGTAGAAGCATTAGCATTAGCACCAGCAGTTACAACAATTACATTCTCATCAATAACCTCTTGTACAGCTTCAGTGCCATTGATTTGATTTGCCGATATACCTCCTACACCACCAGCCTCACTAATGACTATGCTATCATTTACAGCCAAGCCATGAAGCGGGAATGTAATGCGTATATTTGCACTCCCATCAGTTGTTTCTATAGCGTCTGTAGCAAGTTTGACTTCTAACTTGTCAGTTACGTTACCAGTTGCTTGTGTTGCTGACTGGACAGAAGTGATTATAATTTCATTTTCATGGTAACGAAGTGTTACCCCAATGTGTTTTGAATCAGCATAGTTACCGCCAGATTGACTTCCTGTTATATCAAAGTAAGCCGCACTTGTAGTTAAAGTTATGCCATTACCATTATCAGCAGAAGGATCAAGGGTCATGCCTACTGGTTGAAATGAATAGAATGGTTGATGTACCTTGAACCCATCTGGACTTTCATCAAATGTAAGTGTTTCTAATTGGAATGTTGTAAGGCTAGTTCTTACAAGTTTGCGTGTCATAAAGGTTTGATGCGCTATGAACATAACATCGCCAGCTTGTGCGTATGTTAGTTCAGAAACAATCAGATCGCTAAATGGTATAGCCGCAGATGATGTATCGGCTGTTAATGTTTGAACCAAAGATATTGCGCCTGTTGTTGGGCTTATCTGAAATACTCTTATCTTAGCGTTTTCAAGACTTACTATGTATCTTTCATCATCAGAAAAGATAAACGGCACAACTCGTACTTGTTGTTTTGTACCGCCAGTAAAATCAGTAACAGCTAATCTGGTCGTATCAGAAGATGTTACAGTTAAGTTTTCAGTGGGATTTACAGGAGTATCTCTAGTTACAGTCACTACTGCCGCAGATGGATTAGCTACAGTAAATCCAGTTACTGCATTAAGAGCAGTAAAAATGTTATCAGCAGTTGTATTATTACTTTCATTTGCCCTAACAAAATGAGTGTTGCCAGAAGGAGATGAAGGGCTTTCTCCACTAGAAGCCTCGAACTCTAGTGTAATTTTATCACTGCCAGTAAACAAAACTAAAGTAGAGCCAGTAGCAATATTAGCATAATCACTAACTGTTATTGTGCATGTTGTCGCTTCTACAGCAGTGTCATACTCATAGATTTTTTCCGTACCAAATCTTTTAAGTAATCCACCTTCATTGCGTAAGAAGAAGTTTTCTACCTTCTTAGCAGAGTTATTGTAGATAGGCGTATCCGTCCTTGAAACCAAAGACGGACTGACTTCTCCAAACTGAAAGTTGCTAATAGGTACGCGAATACGAGCCATTAACTTCGCCTTTCAGTAATAAACCTCGATGTTGGGATACTGCGTGTTGTCTGTTGTTGCGAATCAAGGCTTCTAGCCTTTGCCATAGTTTGTGTGCCAGCAGATTGCATAAGTTGTGCAAGGCTAGCATCTCTTGCAATAGATGTGGCAAAGATATTGGCAAGCGCATATTCAACAGCAATGACAAAGTATGAAGGCCAGTTTTCTTCATTTGCCCTAAATGTGTAATCAATTATTAAACTATCGCTTGTTGTTGTATCGCTAAATACTTTGTCACCATAAATCTGGTAATCAATTAAGTTGTCATTAATTGTAACTGAGTGAACCATTAAGGTGTCATTAGGTAGCTGATGTGCACGATCATAACGACCAGTAGGTATATCTGTTAGTAAATTCATTACTGCCTGATTGGTGGCAAATCTCCACCTTGTATTTACTAATGATGCTCTAGCTACATCTTCATACATATTAACAGCCACAAGTGCTTCTGTACTACCTTCATCAAATGAAGTAATTGGGTTTGCTCCAATAAGAATCAAAGCCCTAGAACAAATATCAATAGCTGAATCGGCGGTTGTACTGGTAACTGTCATGTATAGCGAGGGGGGCCGAAGCCCCCCACTCCTTTAGTCTGAGTCTGTTTCAGCGATAGCTGTGCCATCAGACACATCTACTACTGTGCCAGTATTTGACAAAACACTTACAAAACTTGTTGTAGGAGTGTTTGTGTCAGCCACAATTATAACATCTCTAATAGCTAGCATATTTGCCGCATCGTTAAAATAACCAGCAGAGTTAACAGCCGCAATAGCGTCTGTAGTTGTGTAAGCCCACAAGTTAATGTTTGATGCACCAGCTAACCGAGATAATCCTGTAGCACTAAAAGCCATTTCAATATCTCCTATTAGTTGTTGTCTAAGACTTCATAGATACCGTTGTCATCAATAACAACAGCACCCATTGACATCATGGAAGTTCCAAGGTGTGAGACACGCTCTGGAACGTAATTCAACTCAGTGGTAACGTCAGCACCAACACCCAGACCCACAGAAGATGTGTGGTATGCCATGTTTTTACCAGCAGTTACGGCTGATGTTGAAAAGATTTTGAAGCCCAAGAACTCTTTCATGCTCATGCCACCAGCGTAAGGTAGATTCTGCTCACCAACAAAGTCGCTAGAAGCAAACTCTGTAATAGCAAATAGATCAGCATAACCTTTCGGGTGCATAGCAAGATAGCGTCCACCGTCCTCTGGAATATTAGCAGAGCCGAATGTCTCAAACAAAGACAGCAGATCAGCTTTTTCCAAAGCAGAACTTGTGTCGTGGATCTGAGTTGAGTTTGCACCAGCATCCATAGCTGTAATCAAAATCTCATCAGTTTTACGACCAAGTGCGGCGGCGGCAGATTTAGCTACAGCCTGACGCTCATCAATGTTTGTCTTGAGTTCATCTAGCTTGTCGATGTACTCGGCGGCGTAGAAGTCAGCCATTGTTGCTTCTACTGTGGTATGGGCTAGTTCCATAGGAGTTACCAAACCGTTGCGTGATTTAGTTGAAGCAGAGCCAGTGCCGATCTTTTGGAATCGAACTACTGAACCACTCACATTACTTACTGTACGCACTGTGTTCCGCAATTTAGAACCCATGCGCTGATAAGCC